TTTGTGTTTTTGGGGTTTAGTAACCTGAGCTAGTACAAATACATACCAAAAACAAGGTATTAAAGCTAAAAACCACCTAAAATCAGGTAGAAACTCACCTACACTTCACCTGGTCAGACCTCAAGCCTTCTCTTGGCAAAGAAAATCTTCAAAACATCACGCTTTTTTTTGACTTCACCCTTGGAGCGTGATAGGATAGGGGCAGAAAGTTTTACACCCCCTTCATAGGAGCAAAGCAAAAATGGTAAAGCGTAGTTCGATTCCAGAGGCAGATGAAGATATTCAATCTGATTGTCCAAGCTTCAAGAAACATTGGGACCCAAAAGATGAGGCGTGCATTCAATGCGCTAAACAATTTCAGGTGGAATATGAGGCTTGCCGGAAGGCGTGTACAGCAGACCGTGGTTCTGGAGCAGATGATGCTGTTGCGACTGCGGTTGCAGAGCCTGAATCTAATTCCGGCTCTGGTCCTGATTCTGAGTTTGTTCCAGGCCTGCCTTCTGAAAATATGGAGGAGCTGGCTGATATGGTCGTTGAAAGGGTATTTAAGAGGCTGTCTGACATCCTTCACAATGCCGTTTAAGGCACCATACTTGCCCTGTACGGCGTTTTGTGTGCATACCTCGTGTCTAAAGACCCTAAGTGGAGAAAAATAGCGTGGAGACGAAATCTTTTGTTGAGACAATAAAAGCCGCTTCCTCATTTATGGGCAGTGGCGTAACTGAGGGTGTTTGGGGTGGGCTTTCCATCCATGATACCGAAGTTTGGGCATCTGATGGCTTCTGTGCAATTCGGCTTGAGTTCGTGCAGAAGACTGGAATTACGGGCGTTGTCCAGGGAACGCCATTCCTCAAACTGCTTTCTCAGATAGACTCTGAGGAGGTTGACTTTGAGCAAACCGATAATGAGCTTAAAATCTCTGCTGGAACTGTTAGTGCAAAGTACCCTATTGAGTCTTTGGATGATTACCCTAAGATTGATGAATGGATTCAAACAGACTTTGCAGGAGCCGTTGATGTTGGTGAAATCTGTGATTGTTTCTCTGCTTGTCTTTGGTCAGAAATTGTCAAATGTGAGGGAATCTTAGGGAGCATTGTTTGTCGTCAAAGTGACAAATTTGCGACATTTTCAACCTGTGATGGGAATAGGATTGCTCATGTTACGACTGAACAGACTCTTCCGGCAGAAGCTTTTCTTCTTCCTGCATCTGTAATGACTTCTGCAAAACTGGCATTATTGAAGGACCATGCACAAAGCATATCCTTGGTTGAAAACAAAAAAGGAAGTAGACTTGCATTTAAGCTTAATGATGGAGAAGTTAGTGTCCCAGTTTCAACAGATAGATTAGGGGCTTTTCCTACTGATAAGATTGATGAACATTTAAGACCTTTCAAGAATCCTGATGTAAATATCACATCTCTAATGATTCCTGAAGGGTTAGGAAAGAGTCTTAGGAAGTTTGTTGAAATTGAGAAATTGGATCACTTTAAGCAAACTAACTTCAGTCTTGTTTTCCAAGATGATAAAATCGGTCTATTTCTAAAGAATCGCATTGTTGGGGAACTGACAGAACTTACGCCAATTGATGATTTGGAGGCAGTCAACAAACTTAATGGAGTAGTTATTGAGGTATCTGCTGGACAACTTGCAGCTATTCTAAAGGATGCTCAAGAGGTGAGGTTTGATAAGAAAGAACCCACTAAACTTTACTTTATTGGGAAAGATGATGAATCGAATATCAGGCGTGAAATGCTGATTGCTACATAAAAGGGAAATAAAAAATGAAAGTTGAGTTGAGTTCAGGTGGAAAGAGTATTGCAGGCGGTCTTGTTTCTGGAGATATCTTTACATACTCAAATTATGATGGGAAGGTTCTTGGGCCTATGATGGTGATTACAGGAGAGTATGTGAAAACAGCTCCCAATTTTAATGTTGCTTTTGTAGATATGAATGGAGCAGTTAGCTGCCTTAGACCTAATGTTGCTGTAGAGTATCTCGGTCGTCTTTTAGTCTCCGAATAAGAGGTTTCGCCTTGTCTAAGAATCTCGTTGAAGCACCTACAGATAAGATGTGGTCAAATATGGGGGTAGGTCAAGGGTGTGTTGGTTGCCCTCTTAACAAACTTCCAAATAAGACAAAGAAGATGAATCCTTCTGGTAGGGGTGAAAAGAAGATTCTTATTGTAGCTGAGGCTCCTGGTAGAACTGAAGACGAAAAAGGATGCCCACTAGTAGGATCAGCGGGTCAGCTTTTACGTACTTGTCTCAGAATGGAGAACATCAATTTAGATAGAGATTGTTGGGCTACAAATGTGATTCAGTGTCGTCCAGCAGGTAATGCATGGCCTGGAAGTATAGTTGCTGACCATTGTCGCCCAAGACTACTAAAGCAGATTGAAGAATACAAACCGCAACTTATAATGGCTTTTGGTAAACATGCTGTTGAGGCAATACTACAGCCACCATTTGGGTTTAGTATTTCTCAAATGCGTGGTTATTTAGTTCCTTCACATGAGCACAATTGTTGGGTTTCTTGTCATTTTCACCCTTCTTATATCAAACGTATATGTGAGGATGATGATGGGAATGAAAAGTTTCCTGAAATCAGAGATGTATTCCAGCGTGATTTGAGAAAGGCAGTACAGGCACTGGACAATGGTTTTCCTGAAATGCCGAAGCTCGGGCTTCTTTATCCGCTCATTTCTAAGGATCCTTGGAAGACGTTTCATGGGCTGCACCCACAGCACGTTGTATGGGATTATGAGGCAACATCTTTAAGTCCGTTCAACTCTGAAGCAGAATTGGTGTGTGTAGGTCTTGCAGGAAAAAAGGGTGAGGTATGCATACCAGTAAAAGGGAGCAAGGATCTACAATCGTTTATGTGTACTATACTCCAGAAGTGGGAATTTAAGCACTATTTCAAGATTGCCCACAACATAAACTTTGAGCGCTTGTGGTCTGAACAGGCATTAGACATTGATGTAACCCCGCAAACTTGGTGTACTATGAATGTTGCTCATATCTTGGATGAGCGACCAAAGACCACAAGCCTAGACTTTCAGACGTTTTGTCTTACTGGTGAGAGCCATAAAGGGATGATTGATAGGGCAAAAATTACTGAAGCAGATGCTCAACAATTATACAAATACAATATGTTGGATGCTCGTGCTACATATATGTTATTTGAGCATCAACAAGAAGAACTAAAGAAGCCTGAAAATAAGAATTTGCAGAAAGCCGTAGACTTTGTACATTCAGCACTCCCAGTTTTGTCTCATATGGAGTCCAGAGGTGTAAGGGTTGATATTGAAGAGGCTCGTAGACAGCAAAAAGATCAAGAGCATCAACAAAAAGAAGCCACAAAGAGGTTGTTAAACAAACAGCCAATCATTGAATGGGAGATGTCTAAAGCAAAACGATTCAACCCAGGCTCTGATGATCAGCTTAGGTTTATACTATCAAAGATTCCTGGTCTTGATAAGAGTCTAATCCCTACTACACCTACAGGCAAGATGAAAGTAGACATCATTGCTTTGGAAGCCATTAAATCTTCTACTGATGATAAAATGTGGCACGAGATTGTAGACTTGATTTTGCAGTACCGCAAATGCGATAAAGTTTTACGTACCTATCTCAAGCCTATTTTAGAGGCAACTAATGGTAGGCTTCATCCTACATTTTCAATGAATACAACTGAAACATATCGCTCCAGCAGTGAGAAGCCTAATTTCCAAAACCAGCCTACTCGTGATGACGCGCAAGCGGCCATCAGGAAGTGTTTTATCCCCTCTACTGACCCCCCTTATGGGGAAATACTAGAGTGTGACGTAACTGGTGCAGAATTACGTGTAATTGCAATGCTATCACGCGATAAAAAGCTTTTAAGACAGATACAATCTGGGATAGACATTCACAGACTTTGGGCCTCTATCCTTTATGAAATACCAGAGGAGCGGGTTACTAAGAATCAAAGATTCTATGCAAAACAGTTCTTTGTTTTTGCAATTATTTATGGTTCATACTATAAATCAGCAGCTAGAAGTTTGAACCTTGATCCAACACATGTTCAAAGAGTTGAGCGTCAGTTCTGGAAAGGGTACAGGGGAATTAAGGAGTGGCAGATTGCAACTGAAGACTTCTATTGGAAGCATGGATATGTTGAAATGCCTTTTGGGTTCAGGAGACATGCCCCATTAGACCGCAAGAAAATTATAAATACTCCAGTGCAAGGAACAAGCTTTCATTTGGTTCTAGAAGGAATTGTGGAGGCAGACAGAGCACTTCAACAAGCTGGTATGAAAACAAAGATTATATTTGAAATTCATGATAGTGTCGGATTAGATGCAGTGCGTAGTGAAAGGAGACGAGTGCTCTTACTTGTTAATGACTCAATAGCTAGGCCAAAGCATGATTGGCAGATTCTACCTATGGAAGTAGAGTGGAAGGCCGGTCCTAATTGGTATGAAATGGAAACGATAAAAGGAGATTAAGTATGTCTTTGTACACAAGAGCTAGACCGAAAGAGCTTGTTGATGTGGTGGGGAATGAAGGGGTCGTCTCCTCTCTTACACAGATCATCACAGATTATATAGCTGAAAAGGATATTCCACATTCGTTTCTATTCCAAGGCCCTACCGGTTGTGGAAAAACGACTCTTGCTCGTATTCTCATTCGTGAACTTGGTTGTGATGATATGGACATAACAGAACTCAATGCAGCTAACACACGAGGCATTGATACTATTCGCCAAGTGATAGACCGCGCAGGTGTTCCTGTTTTAAGTGGAGGAAATCAAGCATATATCTTTGATGAGGCTCACAAAATCACAACTGATGCTCAAAATGCTATGCTTAAATTGCTCGAAGATACACCGTCAAAAACCTTTATTTGTGTTTGTACAACAAACCCAAACGGGCTGCTCAAAACAATCAGGAATAGATGTACCACGTTTGAGCTACAACGACTGCGACCGTCGCAACTACGGCAAATAATTGAGCGGGCTGAGAAGTTTTCTGGCATGGAAATACTTGACAATGAATTGATGAGTGATATAATTACAGCAGTAGATGGTTGCCCGAGAGCTGCTTTGGTGTTGCGGGAAATGGTTGAAGGGCTCGCGCTGGAAGACGCTAAGGAAGCGGTTGTTCAGGCTACTCTGGACGAGAAGGGGCTAATTGACCTTGCGAGACTGTTGACTGACCTTCGAATTAAGCAATGGGACAAGTGGAAGAGGGTTTCAGCAATCCTTGAACAGATGAAGGACCAAGAACCAGAATCTATGAGGCGTGGTCTCATCGGATATTTCAGGACATGTTTAATCAAAACACGAGGGCTGCCTGACGGAATGCATTTCAGTGCAATTTTAGATGAACTTTGTGGCCCTCCTGTTTACACAGCAGGAGAGTTGGTAAATATGATTTGGAAAATTTGTGCAATATGAAAAAAGCAGTAAAAAAGAAGGCAAAGAAGAAAATAAGAGTTTGGGTGACTAAAGATTATTTAAGTTTAGATAGTCCCCGCTTGCATTTTAGTAAACCAGAACCAACAGTAGGAGAAGAGGGTTTCCCAGAAGAGGTTTATTGGAGGTCAACAAGTAAATCTTTTTGGCTTTATCATTTGAAGTCGCTTTTCCCAGAAGTTAAAAGACTCAAGGGCGGCCCAAAAGCAATTAGAGAATATGAAATTACAGTAGAACTAGTTAAAGAAGGAGCATAGGTAATGGCAGATCGAAGGCAGACAAGTAGTCAGAGAAAAGGAAGTCAGCCCTCTTCAGCGGCTGCGGATGCAATTAGGAGAGAAAGAGAGGCACGAGAACAGGGAGCAAAAAGAGGAGCCTCTTTTCTAGACAATGACCTTTTGAGGGAGTTTTCTATTGGTGCATACAAACCAAAAGAGGGCTCTAACTTTATTGCTATTCTCCCAGCAAAAGAGATTGACCGTTATTTTGGGCTTCATATTGCTGTTCATTATGGTATTGGTCCCAATGGTATGAGTTTCTTGTGCCCTAGATGGGATATTGAAGGGCGTCTTTGGCGTAATACTGCCTGTCCTGTGTGTCAAGAGTTTTTTAATTTGTCACAGCAAGAGGGGATAGATAAAGAAACTGTACAAAAGGTGAAGGCCTCTCATCGTCACATGTTTTTTGTGATTGACACTAATAATGTTGAGACTGAACAGGAAGGCATTAAGCTGTTTGTTGCCGCTGGGTCTGTTGCTGATGGGATTCTTAATCTAGCTAGTGACCCAAGACGCCCTGAAGATATAATTGTACTGAGTGACCCACAGGGTGGACGAGGGTATGGTTATGACATACAGTTCCAAAAGACTGGGAAAACAAGGTTTAATACACGATATTCTACCTTCACTAGGGAGGAAAGAGGAGCCCCACTTCCACAAGAACATTATGAGGTTCCTAGCCTGCTTGATATTCTTATTCACGCAACTGCTGAAGAGATTGATGCTGAGTTTCACGGTGGAGTAGAAATAGAAGAAGATGAGGAAGAAGCTAATACCTACGATAATGATGTTGAAGATGATGAAGGAGTAGACCAAGATGCCAGAAGACGAAATCCCGGTCCGTCGGATGAGGAGCGTAGAGAAGCAGTCACAGGAGCCAGAGAAGCCATTACACGAGGAAGAGGAAGAGGAGAAAGAACTGAGCAGCCCCGACGCAGATGAGTTGATTAGTTTATTGCCTATCAGTATAAATAAACTTCATGAACATTGTGCAGACCAAGCAGATTTGTTCAGACGTGCTTCCGATTATGCAGCAGATCTTCAAGCGCAGGCTGAGAGGAAGAGGCTTCAAGAGAAAGAAGTTAGGGCTGAAATTGCCCTTCAGTGTCGTGCTGACCCAAAAAGTTTTGGTGTAGCAAAGGTGACTGAAAGCGTCGTTGCTGCTGTTGTTGATAACAACGAACTAGTAAAGGAGGTATCGCGTGAGGTAATTAGGTTAAAGAGAGCTGCTAACAAGGCTTCTGCGATAAAAGACGCCTTTGAGCATAGAAAATCCATGCTTAGAAATGAAACAATGCTTTATTCAGCTAACTACTGGGGTGAAGTCAACGTTAAGACTAACAAGAGTGATGCACAGTTAATGGAAGATGAAATTGTTAGTAGAAGCAAACAAGGACGTATGGGAGAAGAATAAATGAATAAAGGAGAGGTGATTGTACGTACAGTTGCAAGCATAGCTATATGCTCTTTGGGGGCTATTTCTATGTTTGCTTCTGACGGAGCATCTGGTATTGGTTGGGCAATCATAGGAGTTTCTATTATTTGGTTGTTAGGAGTAGGAACAAGCAATGACAAACCCAAGTGATGGTCTTCAACGAATAGACACTCCTTTATGTACTGAGTTTTTGTCTACAGGCTGTACTATTTTAGATTTGGCTATTGCTAATCAACTTCCTGGGGGGTTTGGTGTAGGCTGTATTAGTCAGATTTATGGGGTGCCTTCATCTGGCAAAACAGTCTTGCTAGCTGAAACTCTTGGGTCAGCTCAGAGAAAGGGTGGGGTCGCCTATTTTGGGGATGCAGAGCGTACTCTTGACTTTCAGCGAGCCTTTGGGCTTTATGGTGTTGATGTCACTAATGAAAAACTATGGCAATATGATCAACCCACGAGCATAGAGGACTTATTTGATAGATGGCTTGAAGAGATTCTGAAGAAGAGAACCAAACGTAGCAAACCAGGAGCATTGGGTGTTGATAGTTTGAGTGCTCTTCCTAGTGAAGCAGAGAAAAAGGCCAAACTCAAAGATGCTAGTTATGGTGTGTCAAGAGCAAGGCAGTTTTCGATGGCCTTTCGCAAACGCCTAGATGACCTTTACAGTAAGAAGCTGTCTGTTATTTTTGTGGACCAGACTCGTCAAAATATTGGTGTTATGTTTGGTAATAAGCTTACAACTAGTGGTGGAGAGGCAGTCAAGTTCTACGCCTCAACTCGTGTTTTATGCACAGATGGTGGGAAAATCAAGAACAAGGCGGATAAGGTTATTGGGGTAATCATCAAGTTCAAGGTGGACAAGAACAAGATTGCTCCTCCATTCAGAGACGGGAAGTTTCGCATCTTATTTGATTATGGTATAGATGATGTTGGAAGCAACTTAGAGTGGCTGAAGGATAACATTGACCCTGACTTAGATTGGGAAAATTATGGTGACGGATGGGGAGAACCAATAGCTGGTTTGCTTGAGTGTAAAAAGCTTGAAGATGCTATTAAGTGGGTTGAAGATAATAATGCTGAAGAGCAGTTAAGAGGGGCAGTTGCAAAACGATGGGCAGAAGTATATAAGTCTTTAGATAGGAAGCCAAGGAAAAGGTGACATGATTTATTTAGTTTTGAGACCATAATAGATGATTCAGTCTCTTCACATCAAGAATTTCCAAAGTCATGGGCTCACTGACATTGAGTTTGCTCCTACAATCAATGCAATCGTTGGTACAAGCAACTCAGGCAAAACTGCAATCATAAGGGCGTTTGATTGGGTACGCAGAAACCGGCCACTTGGAAGCACCTTTCAGAAGAAAGGGACAAGGGCTGCTTCTGTAAAGCTCATCATAGATAACTCTGAAATAGAAAGAGTTCGTTCTCGTGCAGAAAATAAGTATACTCTGAATGATGATTTAGAGTTTTCTACACCTCATGGAGAAGTTCCTGATAGCATTGCTTCCTTGCTCAATATTGAAGACATCAATGTTCAGCGGCAGTTTGATGAGCCTTTTTTAGCCTTTTCTTCTCCTGGTCGTATTGCAGTTGCTGTTATGGAGGCAGTCAAGTTGGATAAGGCAGGGGAATTAGTTTCTGCCTTAAATGCTAAGAGTAGAAATGCTGGAAGGGAGGCTGAAAGACAACAAGAAGAGAAGGCAAAAGTTCAGAAGTTACTGGATGAACCAAGATTAGCTTGTATTCCAAAAGCCGAGAAGCTGGCGGCTGAGGCTCAAAAAGTAGAAGACGATTTGGTGAAAGTCGAGAGGGCTGTTACAGTAGTAGCCTCAGCCGTCAAAACTATTATTGAGTGTGATAAACTATTATCTAAGCTTGGTTTTATACCAAAACTGAACGCTGGGCTTGAAAAGCTACAAGAGCAGGCAAAGCAAGAAGAAAGCTTTCATAGGCTTTCCACCATAGTCTGTTCAGTGAACGACGCTACAGCAAAAATAAAAGAGATTGATAGTAAACCAAAACTAAAAGACATTGAGCCTATTCAAGATATCAATAAAAAGATAGAAAGCCTTCAAAAACAAGAAACATTCCTAGATGAGATGTGCAAAGAAATAGACAGGCGTATTATGTTCTTGCATGATGCAGTAATTAATGAAAAAAGAATAAAAGAGACATTATCTGAGGAGCTGCCTAAATTAGTATATTGTCCTACATGTGGGCAAGAGCTAAATGAGCAAGGAAAGAGTCAGGTGCTTACTAATTATGGTGGGAAGTAATGAATAAAAACAAAAAGGAGATTATGATACCCAATGAAGAAATTTATGCTCGATTCTTGGAATGGCGTCGGGTTGAAAATCCTTGTGAGCGGTGTCATGGTTCTGGAGTTAGGGCTTATTCTAGTACAGCAAAGTGGTCTGGTGGTATTGGTGGACAAATAATAACTGGTGGTGTCTGTGATCTTTGTTGGGGTTCAGGAGATCAAGATTATAGAGGTGCAAATCTTCGAGAGTTTGTGAAATTAAAGGACAAACTAAAAAAACTGGAAGATGTGGCAAAAGCAGCTAAATGTGTATATGACTATCTAAAGATTAGAATAGAACGTGGTGATGTTTCATTAGAGGGTGCTGCGGCTGAGCTAAAGGATCCTTTACAAAAAGCAGGGATATTGGAGATGGGAAAAGTAATATAGTGTTAATCCAAGCAGATGCATCTATGATTCCTTTAGAAGATGGTATAGTCCAATGTTGTGTCACATCTCCGCCCTATTGGGGTCTAAGAAACTATGTAGGAAATCAAGAACGAGTTTGGGGAGGCGAGCCTGAGTGCGAGCATGTGTGGGGAAACAAAGTACTATTTCGAGGCAATGTGAATGGAGCAGGGCTTAGTACAGGAACTAACGAGCCGTCTTATGAAACAAAACGTAAACAACAAGAACGTAGATGTTCAGGCTTTTTTTGCACCCTCTGCAACGCCTGGAAAGGGGCATTAGGTCTTGAACCTCAATTAGATATGTTTGTTGATCATATAGTTCAAATTGGTCAAGAAGTCAAACGAGTATTAAGAGATGATGGGGTTTTCTTTATTGTACTTGGAGATAGTTATGCTGGCGGAGGTAACAATAAGGCCCATACTGGCAATTATGGCGTAGCGGGAAGTCAAGGGCAGTGTCTAACATCAAAAGGTCTCTCGGGCCTCAAGCCTAAAGATTTATGTGGAGTTCCTTGGAGATGTGCTTTTGCACTTCAAGCAGATGGATGGTACTTAAGGTCAGCAATTACATGGGCAAAAGGTTTAAGTTTTTGTCCTACATATAGTGGTCCAGTCATGCCAGAATGTTTAGACCCAAAAACGCGAGTTTTTATACGACAAAATGGGTGGATATCACGAGTTTCGTTGGCTGAATTAGCTATGCTTCCTAAAAGGCCAGAGATTTTAGGGCCAAGTGGTTGGGTTTCTATCAAGCGTATTTGGAGTACAACTAAGCGAGCATTATATTTTAGTGCTAGTAAAGTAGAAAAAATAATCTGCTCCCTTGATCATCGTTTTCCAATTTCTTCGGACAGGCGGCGCAAACGAGTACGACTAGAACGAGCGGCTGACATTCGACATGAGGGTTACGCAGATTATTTGCTTTATTGTCCAATTCAGAAATACTTAACACCTACAATAACAGAGTGGCTAGGACGCTCTTTAGATTATAAAATGGGTTATCTGATAGGAGCATATGTAGCTGAGGGAGGACATTCTGATGTTAGGGGTTGGGGAATCAAACTAACTCTAGGCGCAAATGAGAATGATTTTGCTGAGAGAATTCGGGACTACGGTAAAGAGTTTGGGCTTAAATTTTCAGACAAATTAGCTGCTGTTGGGACATCACGAGACTTAAGAGTTAGCGCAGAGTGGTTTACCCGTACTATAGATAGCTTTGTTAGTGGGAAGGTACGGACAAAGGCACTGAACATTGAATTACTCCTTAATGTCCCTGAAACATTTCGACAAGGGCTTTTGGATGGATATGTTGAAGGCGATGGTTGGAGACCTAAAGAAAAATCAAGGAATCAAGGATGGAGAATAGCCTCTGCATCACGTCGTCTAAGAGATGACATATCAACTTTAGCAAGTAGTCTTGGGATTATCACATCTAAGGGTTCTCATACTGTAACTGACGAACGAACAGGCAATACGTATTACTCACACAGTTTATGGACTCCATATATTACTCGGCGGAAAACAAAATCTGGAATGCCGGGAGTGTACCAAGTACCCCCACGCACTCGGCGCGAATTAGATAATGAACGTGAAATGATAGACATTGAGGTTGATGGTGGTCAGTTTCTTATTGGTGATGGCCTCATAACCCATAATTCATGTAGAGACAGGCCAACAAGTGGTTATGAAATGATCTTCATGCTTACTAAATCACAACACTATTATTATGATTGGTTTGCTGCAAGAGAAAAAGGAATATATCCTGTTGGAACAAAAGCAGCAAAAGGCAGTAAAGAACGACTTCTTGAAGAAGGAGTAAATGCAAGACCAAATGAGTATGCTGAGTACAGTGGAACGAGAAATTGGAGAAATGTGTGGACAATATCACCAAAAGGATATAAAGAGGCCCATTTTGCTGTCTTCCCTCCTGAGATACCACAAAAAGCAATAATTGCTACTACATCAGAAAAAGGAGCGTGTCCAAAATGTGGAGCACCTTGGAGAAGGGTAGTTGAAAAACTGCCTGCCTCTCATGATTCTACAACAGGGTCTCTTTATGAGAAAGGGACCACTGGTAATCGTATTAGTTTAGCAAGACAGGCACAACGTAAAGAAGGACATGAGCCTGTTTTTGGTGGTAAGACTTTCGGTTGGCGTCCTAGTTGTGCCTGCTATGGTCTTCCTATTATTGAAGATGTGCCTGTATACCATGAAAACAAGGATGATACAGAAGAAGAAAAACAACGAAAGTTGGCAGAGTTTGAAGTCAAACTTATTGACTGGCATAGGCGGTGGAGTGATTTGAAGCCACAATATGATAAACAAGACACTCGGCCTTGCATTGTTTTAGATCCATTCGTCGGAAGTGGGACCACAGTTAAGGCTGCTAATGACCTTGGGCGCACTGGTATTGGTCTTGATTTATCTACTGAATATCTTAAATTGGCTACTGATAGAGTAGCTAATATGCCTTGGGAATACTCAAAAAGTAATCATCTTTCTGGCTCACTGCTTGAGTAGTCTGCGATAAAGGAATATAATTTGGCATATAAGCATATTGACAATTTGTATAAGAACAAAGATATTTTGTTCTTTAGGGAGTGCTTTGCTACTGAGAAAGTACATGGGACTTCAGCTCATATTAGCTACAATGAAGGAACTCTGTCTTTCTTTGCTGGTGGAACAGGCCATGAGGGGTTTGTTGCTATATTTGATCAAGAAGATCTTCTACAGCGTTTTAGAAACATTGATGTTCTTTCTGCCACAGTTTATGGTGAAGCCTATGGCGGTAAGATTATGAAGATGTCTGATACTTATGGAAAAGAAATACAATTTATTGCCTTTGAAGTAAAGATTGGTGATGTTTGGCTTAATGTGCCCGATGCGTGCGCATTTGTTGAAAGTTTAGGGCTTGAGTTTGTTCCATTTATTAGGGTACCAACAAATATAGATACACTCAATTCAATTCGTGATTTGCCGTCTGAGGTTGCTTTTAGGAGGGGTTGTGGGGCAGATAAGTTACGGGAAGGAATTGTCCTGCGACCACTTATTGAACTTAGGAAGAACAATGGGAAACGCATTGTAGCAAAGTATAAAAGTGATGCTTTTGCAGAACGACATCACCAACCCAAAGTGAAGAAAGAACAAAATGAGGTAATGATTGAGGCGCGGGAGATTGCTGAAGAGTGGGTAACTCATATGAGACTAACCCACGTAATGGATAAAATACGTGCTGTTCATGGTGGTCAGTTTGACTTTTCAATTGAAGATACTGGTGATGTAATAAAGGCAATGATTGAGGATGTTACGAGAGAGGCAAAGGGGGAGATTTTAGAAAATAAGTCTGTAAACAGAGAGATAGGAAGAAAGACAGCGCTGATGTTTAAGGAATGGGTAAAGAGTAGGGCTTTTTCTGGAGTAGAATTATGAAGCTCCTACTCTTAGGTGATGCACACCTACGTATGCGCTCACCTGCTGGACGTATTGACGACTTCTTTCAAACACAGCTTAGGAAGTTCAAGCAGGTTTTAAGTATTTCTGAAGAACACGATTGTGGAATAGTTCTTCAAGTAGGGGACTTTTTCGATAGTCCTAATCCGTCTAATGTGCTTCTTAGTACTTATATTAGACTTTTATATGATTGGGTTGGCGCAAACCCAACTAGGCTGATCTATGCAGTTCTTGGTCAGCATGATATGTATATGGGCAGTACAAACATTGATAGAACGGCACTATATGTAGTAGAAAGTTCTGGTGTTCTGTCTATTATTGGTGGTAAATGGATTTGTGGAGGGGGGTGGCGGCTTTGGGGAGCGTCTTTTGGTCAGTCGGTACCAGACTTTATTCCAAACAAAGACACATTTGATATTCTTGTTGTTCACGCTGCTATAGGATATCCTTTATTCCATGACCATAAGATTCAATCACCAAGAGAGTTTTTAGATGCTTACTCACAGTTTGATTTGATTGTATGTGGTGATTATCATTATCCCTTTATACATCACAGTGATGATAGGTATATTATAAACCCAGGTGCTTTGGTAAGGCTATCACGCAGTAAGAATGACTTGGCACATAAGCCCGGCGTTGTGGTTTTTGATACTGATACGTTAGAATATAAGCAGATTCCTTTGGAAATAGAGCCCGTTGAGTCGGTATTTGACTTGACAAACTGGAAAAATGATGTACAATTACAAGAGAAGTCCTCATTATCACAGGCATTTCAAAGTGCAGAATCAACGGTCAATTTTGAACATAATCTAACAAACTATTTTGTTGACCACAATACGAGTGAAGAAGTTCAAGTGGTTATTTCTGAAACAATGGATGAGATAGGAGCAACATCAAGTGGGGTCGAACAGAAGACAGGTAGATAGTTCTGCAAAGAGAATTGCAAGTCTTACAGTAGAACTACGCAATGCCGAAAATGAAAGAGCACGGGCTGAGGGGCAACGAGACCAGTTGTTGAGGCAGCTACAGACTGACTTCAATTTGAGTAGCTTAGAAGAGGCTACTGAAAAACTGGAAGAGTGGAAAAGTATGGAAGCAGAGCTTATAGAAGAACGAGAGATTCTGCTTGGAGAGCTAGAAGAAGAGGTTTATGGTACTAAAACTAAAACAATTAGAAGACGAGATCCAGAGGCGTAAGGGTGAGATTGCTGCACTGACTCGCAGGCGTGACGAGGCACAAGAGTCTGCTCTCGATTTTGAACACAAGGCTGCTGTTTTTGCTGAAGCGCGGGATACTGTAGCAGCAGTACTTGCTGGAACTCAAGAGCAGGTAAAAGGCTCAATTGAAGAGATTGTTTCATTATCATTGTCAACAGTATATGGAAATGACTACTCATTTCGTTTAGATGTTGAAACAAAACGTAACCAAACTGAAATGACTCCTGTAGTTGTAATCAATGAAAATGACTTCACGTTACGAGATAACTTGGGGGGAGGCATAGTTGATGTAGTCTCATTCAGTATGAGATTAGCGTTATGGAGCTTAAGAACTCCAAGAAGCAGAGCTACATTTTTGCTTGATGAGCCTTTTAAGTACGTGAGCAAAGATAAACTGCCTATGGTAAAAGGGCTGTTGGAAGAGATCGTTGAGCTTTTAGGGGCACAGATTATTATGGTATCACATGAAAGTGAGCTTATAGACTGTGCAGAAAGAGCATGGGAAGTCTCACTTATTGATGGAACAAGTGTAGTTGAAAAGGTAAAGTGATGAAGCCAGTTGATGTTGTTTGTATTATTGACAGGTCTGGTTCGATGTCTTCTATAGTTGAGGACTCAATTGGAGGCTTCAATACGTTTTTGGAGCAACAAAAGCAAATTCCTGATGATGCTTTGTTTACGCTGGTGCTCTTTGACCATGAATACATCATGGTCCATGATAGGATACCTCTTGTTCAGGCTGAAACTCTCTCTAAGGCTACTTATGTTCCTCGTGGGCAAACCGCTCTCTTAGATGCAATAGGACGTACTATTGAACATACAGCCGAACAAAGGAAAGAAACTAAAGCTCCAATTGAGAATAGAATGTCTATTGTAGAAGTTGATGGTGATTCTAAGAAAGAAGAAACCAAACCAACTGCAATCGTAGCAATTTTAACAGACGGTTTAGAAAACGCCAGTAAAGATTACACTCGTAGTCGAATACAAGAAATGATTAAAGAGCGAGAAGACAAAGATGGTTGGCAGTTTGTTTTTCTTGGAGCAGGGTTAGGGTCAATTAAGGAAGCCATGACACTTGGGGTTCAAACCAAAATGACTAAGAACTTTGCGCACACTGCTGTTGGAACACAATCTGCATTTTCTAGTATGAATGATGCTGTGAGTTCTTATAGAACAAGCGGGAAGGTAGATGATAAATGGAACGAAGAGTAGTCTTAGGCATAGACCCAGGGAGCAAAAGTGGAGCAGCAGCTATTATTGAGTACACAAGCAGTGATAGTGCGACTCAAGCTATTGCTATTGACTTACCTATAGTTAAAAAAGGAGGAAGCTCACGAGTAAGCCCGGTTGGGTTTAATCAGTGGTTACAGTCGCTTAACTATATGCCTACTGAGGCGTGGCTTGAAGATGTGCATTCAATGCCGAGAGATGGTGTAAAGTCTGCTTTTGCCTTTGGTCATTCTTTGGGTGCTGTAGAAGGGGTTATTGCAGCTCTTTCTATCCCTTATTATTTTGTCACACCAACTAAATGGCAAAAGGTTATTCTTGAAAGAACAGCAGGTAAAAACCATGAATTTATACGTGCTGCTGCTGTCAGGATGTTTCCTGAAGTAAATCTACAACTAAAAAAAGACCACAATAGGGCAGCCGCATTATTGATTGCTTTTTATGGATTGCTTTTTGCGAATTGACAACTACGATAGGATGATAAATGCCAAAATGGGAGTATTTGAGAAATAGAAGAGAATGGGTTTGTGAACATCCTGATTTTGGGACTACTCATATTGAGGTAAAGCCTTTTAATGGAAAACTTTCTTGGAAGAAGTGCCCTCATTGGGATGATTGTAAATATGGATGTACTTTTGGTTTTGTTAATAATCAACGGTTAGCTGTAGTAAGAATTATATCAGGAGACCAATTTCAGAGGCGTGCAGGATGGAAGGAGGGTAGAAAAAGGGATGGAATGAGGGGAAAAGCAGTGAAGTAAAAAAGAAAAAATGAAACGAAAACACAAAAAAACAAAACAACAAAAAAGTAGTTATTTAGGAAAAGAAAAAATGGCAACAGTAGCGAAGTGCTTTACATGTATGTTTTTTGAACGGACAGATCAGACTTGTAGGGCGAACCCCCCTGCTGTTTGGGCAGTGCCTGGGCATTTAGAGCAACATCAAGGACAGCATGAGGCTAGTTTTGTTGATAGCAAATCTGGTTTTCCTCCTGTAGACCCTTCTTGGTGGTGTGCTAGGTACATGGAGTTTGCTCCTGATATTGAGAAAAAGCCAAAAGAGGGTGAATCGAAGCCTGAGCAGGTTCAAGTTGTTCAAATGCCGACATTTGGTGGTGGGGCCGGTCCTCAAAAATTGCCCCCTAGCATGAAGATTGTTCAAGCGCAGCCTCAGCAAAAAGAGGAAGAAGAACCACGTTCTGATGAGCAGTCAGGTGATGGGAATGAGTACTGATTTCAGAAAGGATACATAATGGATGGTGCCTATCTATTAAGTTAGAAGGAGTGGGTAACCTATGAAAATTGCTTTGGATTTAGACGGAGTTGTTTCTGATTTTGATAGTGGGATGAAATTTTATTTACATAATAGTAAAGGATTCTCTCTTCCAGAAACAGAGCCAACTGATTGGGATTGGTGGAAGTGCCCTGATTTTAATATATCTAAAGAGCATTTTGAAGAAGCCTTTCAAGAATATTGGGATCAAAACCTTTTTGCATTACAAAAGAATTACCCTGAAGCAGAAGAAGCCGTTAAACAAATGATAAATGCAGGGCACGAAGTTCATTTTTTCACACATCGTCCAGAGAGCACCCACATTTGGGTTAGTTCTGATGGAAACTACCGTGTAGATATCACTTATTGTATTGGAGCAAAAGATAAAGCGCAGCAGGTAGCTAGATGGGGTGCTGATATATTTGTTGACGATAAGCCTGAAAACTGCGAAGCCGTCCATGATATTCTGCCTAGGCGTGCTGTGTTTCTTTATGCACGCCCATACAATGTTAATTATGTGAAAAGTAAATCATCATATAGAAACTCAATTCGTTTTGTTTATGCTTGGGATTATCTCTTATATTATGTTGGCACAGAGTTATACGATAAGACAATTAGTCCCTCTTCACGATTTGAAGAACTACTTGACAAGATGAAAGACATCTACAAGCGTAAAAATCATGATTATTCTGGTGAAGGGGAAGATCCATTCTCTAACTTCCGTGAGTGTGAAGACTTTAATGTTCCAGCATGGAAGGGTGTTTTAGTAAGATTAGGGGATAAGTACTCTAGATTAAAGAATTTTGCAAAAAAGGAAACCCTGGCTGTATCTGATGAGACTATAATTGATACTCTCATTGACAATGCAAACTATTCATTGATTGCTGCAATTCTCATAGAAGAGATGAGTGCTGCAAAGAAGTAGCAGTCCTGTCATTTATTTAGGAAAAAACCATGCCAAACGATTCTATAGAAACTCAATGGGAGCAGGTAAAGAAACTATTATTTGACTTTCTGCAAAATAACCCAAAAGCCACTTGGGCTCAAATTCGTAAGGGTATTGGTTATACTAGGTCTGTTATGTCATTGAGGCATTTGTGTCTTAGACATGATTTCAATTTAACCAAACTGAAGGAGCAAGTAGTAGGGCCTACACAATTATGTGAGGAATCAAAGGTTGAGGAGCAATCAACAGACCCCACAACGGAGGACCAGCTTGCCTACCTTCGAGCTGAAAATAAGCTTCTCAGTAGACAGATGGATATACTAAGGGAGCGCCTAGGCGCTCGTGCAGAGATGGATACAATACTTCTTGAATCAATAAAAGCTACTGCACCGTGGCCTAAGTTTGTGTGGACAAAGTCAAAAACGACTCCATCTGTTACAGCAGTTGCTGCTTTTGGTGATTGGCATATAGGAGAAGTGATTGACCCTGAAGAAACTGAAGGTTATAATATCTATAATTATGAGGTTGCACGAAGTAGACTGTTTGATATCTATATGCCAGCATTCTTGAATTATATAGATACACAACGAAAAGGCTATAAAATTGACAATCTTGTAGTGACCCTTCTTGGGGACATGGTATCAGGAGAAATTCATGATGAGTTCATTAGAACAAATGAATTTCCTCCACCAGTAGCAGCAGCTAAGGCGGGGGATCTAGCTGCTGAACTCATTTCAAAACTATCTCAATCCTTCTCAAATGTTCGATGTGAGTGTGTAACAGCAGATAATCATGGTCGTTTGGATAGGAAAAAGCCTTGTAAGCAAAGAGGAGAACGTAATTGGAACTATGTAGTCTACCATATTGCTGAAACAGCACTTGCCAAGCACTCCTCAATTTCATTCAATCGTCCTAAATCTATACAATATATCATGGAGGTTGAAGGGTGGCGGGTTCTCATCGAACATGGTGATAATGTTAGGGCATGGATGGGGCTTCCTTGGTATGGCTGGCAAAGGAAAAAGGGAAGAGAAGCATGGAAACGTCAGCAAATGGGAGACAGGTTTGATTACATGCTCGTAGGCCACTGGCATGTGCCAGTCAGGCCCTTCCCAGAGATGTTTGTGAATGGGTGTCTTGCGGGGGCCTCAGAGTATGATGGGGCTGCTGGACGATTTGCTAACCCCTCTCAGACAGTTTTTTTAATCCACAAAAAACATGGTGTTTTCAATGAGGTTCCATTTAATCTGGGGGAAAATCGGAGAAATGATACAGTTTCTCCTTGACTTTTCGTGGATGTTTTGAAGACATTATGCCATTCTTAGTAATAACTATTACTCGACAAACTGCTGAAGAGCTGCTTGAAAAGGGAGTTCTACAAAAGAATGGTGTAGAATTACGTATCCAGGAAGGAGGGAAGCGCAACATACTTCTGGATAGTAAAGATGTTATTAGAGCAGAAAAGCGAAAGGTTGAAACTCGAAGGGCTGTAATACCATCTGGGACAGAGCAGAAGATCATAGAAGAGTGGGATAACCATATTTCAAAACTGAACCAATTGAATATCAAAGTCAGGTCTCAGAAAGTTGGGAGTACAACTACTTCTGTTTTGACTGAACTCAGGCAGATGTCAAAAGAGTTATTCAAAGCAGTTCAACATGAAATGGGTCTTTACTTTAGTGCTTGTGAATCCAGAAAGCATAACTGTAATGGACATGATTACTCATACTCTACATTGATTACTTTTTTACGTGCTCTTATACGATTTGATAAAGACAATAGAGCCCCTTGGTGGAAAGATGCTACTGATGAAGATTTACTCAGCATAGATGATGCAACAAAGGCTTTAGCTAAGAAAATAGCTAAAGCCTTTTGCTCAGAATTTATGGCCTCTCGTGGTAGATCAGATCAACTCTGGGAAGGCCCTAAGCAACGTAATTCTTTGGTACAGGCGGCTCTAAAGACTCAACAAGTGGTCTCAAATTATCCTTCCGTGTCTGAAGATACTGTTATTGATCTTCTTATGTCTGGTTTACGGAATGAAAGTAAGGGGAGTGTTGTTTTTGTAGGAGCACTGTGCAGCGATAATACGTGGAACGTGATTATGCCTCAGTATCTTGAACAAATTATGTGAAGTAACTAAATGCATGAATCAGCTCTCTCTCAGACTCTACAAGACGCAATTGCGCACCTTTGCATTACATCAGACGATTTTCTACGAAAATGCAAACATGCCCTTGATCCTACCTTCCTGACAGAACCAGTTACTATGCGAGTTGTTGAAATTTGTTATGACTATTTTGACAAATTTCAATATGCACCGAAGGGGAACTTTCGTGAAGAACTAGGTCATAGACTGATAGGAATGCCATTAGAAAGACGGGAGCTTCAGTTTGCTTACTTGGATAGGCTATTAGAGCAAAAAGTATTAAATGACAGTTATGTATTACATCGTCTAAATACATTTGTAAGAGCCTCTGAGCTATCTCGTGTAGCTGTTAAGTTTGCTCAGGATGTATCTGATGGGGACTTTGCAAGTGCTGAAGGAGCAATGAGGAAAGCACTTAAGGCTGGTGTTCCTGAAGAAAATGTAGGTATTGATTATTTCACAGATAAATCATTTATGCATCGTAGCACTGATAATGGTGAAATCTTAACACCAACAGGTATCCCAGCATTGAATGGAATCATAGGAGGCTACAAAAGAAAACAACTTCTTTGTTTCATGGGTGGTCCAAAGGGTAAAAAGTCTTGGGCTCTTATGCACGTAGCAAAGCCCGCTCTACTTCATGGTTTGAATGTTCTGCATATAAGTCATGAAATGACAGATGAAGAAGTTCAACGCAGATATGATAGAATGTTTGGTGCTCTTGTTAAGGAGAAAGAACCGCAAGAAGTAACTGTGGAGATAAGAAACGAACAAGGAGTAACAGAAAAGATACAACGTACCTATAATACTGTATATGATACTAAAGCAGTTGCTAGAGCTAGAGAGGCGATGCAAAGTTTTGGTGGGAGACTCGTCATAAAAAAGTATCCTATGGGTGGTTGTAGTATGAGTGAAATCTACAGGCTCCTGGATCACTTAGAAGACTTTGAAGGCTTTGTCCCTGATATTTTATTGAATGATTATGTTGACATTATGAAAGGACAGGATGGGCAGGAGACGCGTCATAAGTTAAATGATTTGTATATGGCCCACAAAGGCTTGGCTGATGATAGGTCTATATTGGTAGTGACAGCCAGTCAAGTGCGACGAGAGGCCATTAGGAGGCCTATTTTGACGCTTAAGGACTTCGCTGAGGACATCAGAAAAGCAGCCAACGTTGACCTTGCTATTGCTGTATGCCAAACAGATGCCCAAATAAAAGTAGATAGAGCGCGGTTGTATGTTGTGGCTAGTAGAGGAGGAGGCATGGATAGATATTCAGCTATTCACATGAATTTGGATATAGGTCAATTCTGCATGTGGAGTAGAGCAGATTGGGAATTAGAGCCTAAAAAAGAAAATGAGGAGCAAGAGGATGAAATGTAATCGTTGTGGCAAATGTTGTTCTGAGCTTCACCTACCTTATTCTCCTACTGAACTAAGAAGCGCATATAATGATTGGATAAATGGAAAGGACGATAGTTGGAAACCAAACGATATACACTTACTTTATCCTATGCTTAGACTGGTAAAGAAGACAGGTGATTATGGTTATACCTATCGTTGTGTTCATGTTAGTTTTGATAAAAACGAAAAAGCTACGTGCGGTATTTATAAAATCAGACCAGAAATGTGTAAGGGCTTTCCATATTATCATAAACCAAAAAGCATACAAATGAATCAAAAAAGCCCGTTTATTACCTCTAGACTTCCAGAGGAATGTGCCTTTAGAAGGGAGCAAAAAGAAGATGAATAATGAGAATGAGCCAAAGAAGGGGCTTGAAGATATAAGTGAATGGCAGCAGATTGAGAAAGAGTGCAAACTAATTGAATCGCTATTCAAAAGAATGGACCCACAAATGGTCCCTGTAGCTGCTGCAAGACTTCTATTTGAGATCGTAAATTGGGCTAGTAGGAGTTATTGGGAAGCTTTAGGATTACTCCAAGATGTTTCTATGGAATATCGTGATGCTATTATGAATATTGGAGAAGAGGAGGAAGAAGAGGAGAATGATAAAAGATGACAGTTATAGAAGAAAGGAGGGATGATGGAGGCTGAGGTTATCCACTCTGATTGTATAGAGGCAATGAAGAGGTTTGATGACAATACCTTTGATGCTGTTGTAACTGACCCACCATATAACCTTACCAGCATTGTAAAGAGATTTGGTAAAGAGGGATCAGCTCCTGCTAAATATGGAAAAGACGGAGCGTTTCAGCGACACAGCACTGGATTCTGCGGCAAGCTTTGGGATGGAACAGCTATTACATTTGATGTTAAGTTATGGGAAGAAATGCTAAGGGTAGCAAAACCAGGGGCGTTTTTACTTGCCTGCGGTGGAACCAGAACATTCCATAGAATGATGTGTGCAATTGAAGATGCTGGTTGGGAGATAAGAGATTCAATAGGTGTGGCTAGTCCTTTAGCTTGGACTTACGGTTGTTTATCAGAAGATACTGAAATTTTGACTATAGATGGCTGGAAAAGTTCCGATACTATTAGTAGTGGGTCTATGGTTATGGCCTACACTCTAAATAAAGGAACTTTTGAGTTTCTTCCAGTTAATCGAGTTTTTGTTTATGATTACGAAGATACCGCATACAGAATTAAATCTGATCTTACAGAGCAAATTGTCTCCAGAAATCATCGTTGCATTGTTGAACGCAATGGAAGAGAGGTATTCATCTACCCCGAAACATGCAAACGCCAAGAGAAGGTACCCATTCTGGAAAATCTGTCAGATTTGCTCAAGTCCTTTTATGTGCCAGACGAGAATGCAAGCAGACAGAAACAAGTACTGCTCAAAAAAATGTATTTCGGAAGCCCTCCACAAACCACGAAACCGCAAACCTCCAGAACAACGAAAAATGACATTGATAACATGTCCAGTCTGTGGAAAACAAGTATGGAGACCAGATGCTTGGGTCAAAAAAGTAAAAGTTTCGTTCTGCTCCAGTCATTGCAATGGTATTATTCGAGGCGAGGAGTGGAAGAAGCATGGCCACAAAGGCAGAGCTGGTTGGACAACCGAAAGTCTACGCAGTTGCAGAGAAAAAATGTCTGGATCGGACAACCCTGCTTGGAAGGGGGGTGTGACATATTTCCGAAAGCATGGAAATTATGCACCCATCAAGTATGTTCGTTGTCCAGAAGAGTTCAAGTCGATGGCTCGGAAAGACGGTTATATAATGGAACATCGGTTGATTATGGCTCAACATTTGGGGAGAATGTTGAAGCGCTCAGAAGTAGTTCATCATATCAATCACGACCCAAACGACAATCGGATAGAAAATCTGATGCTATTTTCCAGCAATACAGCACACAAAAAATACGAAGGCTCGGGATTCCCTCTACCACTTTGGCAACCATAAGTCCTATTTGGTACAAAGGTAGAATGTGGTGTGTCTCTGTACCAACTGGTGCTTTTGTTGCTAGAAGAAAAGGCAAAATTTTTATTACTGGCAATTCTGGTTTTCCAAAATCTCACGATATCAGCAAAGCTATAGATAAACAATT